CGAGACAGCAATGTTGATGTCGCCGTAGTCGAAGCCCAGGCCAAAGCTCACGGTTTCCCCACTCACCGCCTGAATCATCGGCCGCACCGCCGTGATCCGCTTGCGCATCGGATCCGCGAACGTATTCCATGCTTGTCGAGCATCGGCCGCGACCGGGCCGATGTTGTCGAAATTGCCGGTATCAGCCAGATACACGAGCCCTCCCGCGGCACCGAAATAGAGGTTGTCCCGGAAGAGCCCCCAGCAATAGGCATTCATGTTCGTAAAGCGGCACCACGGCTGGGTCTGCAGTGCCGTATTCTGGACGTGCTGGGAGAACGTCCCGTCCGCATTGGGGATATTGAAGATCAGCCGCCGCCCACGTGGATAATAGAGTGCCTGCCAGCCGAACCCGGCGAGATTGGCGCGGACCGCGTTCTGCACGGCGGTCGAGACTTTGCTGCGCGGAGGCAGCTGCCCCAGCTTGAGTGCCACCAGCTGTTGCTGCAGCGGGATGTGGTCGTCGTAGGTGGTGATGAATGCTTCGGCGCCGTATTGGCAGACCGCGCGGGGCGAGACGGGCGGACTGATGCGATAAATCCCCACCAACGACCTGGCATTGACATTCGACGGGTCGTTGCCGGAGTAGATAAGGCAATCGCCTGACGACAGGATGAAGGCGATGAAGTCCACGACACCGTTGCCGCCATCATGGCTGAATGTGATCGCCGCGGTGAGGTTGCCCCCGTGCGGCGCAAACGCGGCGAGGTCAAAGAATGCGAGCGCCCCACTGATCGAATTGAGCGGCGCATAGTAGAAGCCGGTTGCATTCGGCAGCCAAAAAAACAAGCGGTTCTGATATTGGATGCAACCAACGAAAGCGAGACTCGAGGCCCCCGTGAAGCTGACGCTCGCAAACGAGCTACCGTTGAAAACCTGCGCTGCATCGATGCCGTTGCAGAAGTAGAGCCGCGACAGAAAAGGCACCGTCTGCCAGGCATCACTTGCAAAGCCGCTCGCAAGCGGCGCGCCGGCGGCTCCCGCAATCGAGATATCATAGAACTTGCCACCAGCCGCAGCTATGAAGCGGCGCGTGGCTCCCGCGTTGTATTCCGCGAGCGTGCGCACAGGCGATGAGTCAACACCGGTCGCATAGAGAACGAAGCCGTTACGCACCGCGCAGCCCGAATAATCCGGGTACCAATTATCAAGCAGCACGGCGTCGGTCGCCGGCATTTCGTCGAGTGCATCGCGCGCGTTCCAGCCGGTGATCGGGGCTGGCACAGAAACCGGCCGTGCGGCGGCTTGAGCAGCGAGCGCGAGCCGCTGGGAGCGAGGAAGAACAGCCATCACAGATTCGCAGATCAGGAGGTCGGGCGTCAGGAACGCGTGTGCAGGAACTCAGGAGCAAGGCGTCAGGAATCACGAGCTGTGACATGGGCTGCGTCCTGATTCCTTGCTCCTGCTTCCTCACCGCTGATCACCCGACCGCGTTTCCAAAGTTGGTTTCCGGCAGGCTCCAGGGGCCGATCAAGGTGAGCCGATCTGGGGGTGCAAGATCGAGAATGGCGGCGCCACCGTCATGCGCCATTGCCTTGGCGACCGCGCGTTCATACTCGTCGAGTTCGTCTGCATAGGACATCCCCAACCGGCGCAGGGTGCGCCAGCGCAAGCCGAGTTTGATCAGGTATTCGTCGAGAATCCCCGTATCGGTGTCCGCTGCCCAGGCGCTTTGTGGCACTCCGCCAGCCGACTGGCACCACGCGTTCGACACGTATTTGAAAACAAGCTGGGCACCGTTGTCGGTCGGCACCGGGTCCACCGAGAACACATTCTGCCCGCCGCCGGTCGTGCCCGCGAGCCAGCCAGCGCGACGGAAACGGAACCGGCGCTGAATGGAAGCTCGTCCGATCACACTGGACTTGTATAGCTGCCATTGCTGTGGCGACTGGGGTCCGCGCATCGGCCAGAAACGCGACCGGTCCCAAAGCGTGTTGTCGAGCGGCCGTGCAAAATCGGCCGGCACCGGATAATCGGATTGGCCGAGCATGTATTGACCCGATCCCGGGGTGGCCGCTGGCTGATTAAGGGTGATGGTGCCCGACGCATAATTCACCGCGGCAACGATGGAGTTGATCTTGAGCCCGGTGCCGAACGCCACCCAGGCATTCGGTGTCACCGCCGAAATTGCTGCCGGCGCCGCGCCGGAGATGATCGCCACCCCGCCGGGCCCCGCATTGGCCACGCTGCCAGAGAAAGTCGACACGGCCGCGGTTGCAAAATCGTACTCCCGGATCAGGGCGACCCAGCCGCCGGGCGGGCGCCGTGCCAGCGCCTCGCCGGCGCGCTGGGCCAGCGCGAGCATCAATGGGCCGTGCCGTCCGGATTGCCGATAATGCCAACGGGCGGCGCTACCGGGATCTCGGCGGCAACTTCCTGACAGATTGATAGAAGCGACATCAGTTCTGAGCTCGAATGCGCGTGTTTGCAGTTAGGAGGCGTTCGCCGCATCCGTTCCGGCGAGCTTGGCGAATTCATCGAGCGATGACGGCAGCACCCGCGGTGCTTCCGCAGGCTCCTTGCTGGCTGCGATCCGCTCCATTGTCTGTTCGAGCCCGTGAAGCTTTAGCCGCAGATCCTCGATCTCGGCGTTCTTGGCATCGTTCTCCGCGGCGAGCCGCTCGACAGCTACCATCCGGGCAGCATCGTTGAGGAACGCCTTCGCGACCCGCCGCAGTTCTTGGCCTCCGGTGCCCACCCGGCCGGCCGCTTGATCGTCCATCATGGCGATCTGCTCGATCGTCCTGAACCCCAGTGCCTTGAGCTCGTGCAGCTGTTTCGGCCGCACTCGCGCCCAGGCTTCGAGGGGTGTGCCCTCAGCTGCGATCTCCTGGCCCGCCTTGAAGGCCTCGTACTGCTTCGGCCAGGCTTGGCGATGCTCCTCCGTTACGCGCATGATCGGACGCGTGTAGGGATTGCCCGGCATGATGATCTCGACGCGCTCCTCTTCGCGGAAGATCTCGCGACCGTGGTGACGCGAGGAGTGATCGTCGCGCACCGTCTCGAGAAAGAAGCGCGGGTAATTACGCACCTCACTGGCGGCCAGGGAGGTGCTGCGGGTATACGTGGCGTTGGCGATGGACATGATTTTCCTTTGCTCTGATTAGGCGCTGATGAGCGAGTGCCACTGCCCGGCGGTAACGCAGAAGAACTCGCAGGTTTTATTCGCAGCAATCGCCCGCGCCGCATTGACGCCGAGTGCATCGATGCTTTCGCCGCTCGCCGGAAACACGTTCATGTTGTTGGCGGCGGCCGCATTGATCACCGTGAGTGACATGCCTGTCGCTGAGGGCGGCAGTTTCACGCTGTCGCTGGCGCTCGCAACCGTGGTGATCCGGTTCTGCATGGCGGTGAGCGCAGTGCCCAGCGCCTGCCCTCCGCCAGCGTGGGCTACGACGTTGTCGACCGAAGAGAAAGTCTGGAATGCGCCACCGTTGCCAGTGGCATAGCCCGTGGCGAGCCCTTCGGTGTACCACGCGCCCGTCGTCACGCAGGTATAGATCACGACCGAGCCTTGCGTTTGCGACACACCGGTTGCGGCCGCAACATCGTTGATCGTGTCCGAGCCAAGTCCGTAGACCTGCATCGGATTGATACCGTGATTGATGATGATCAACTCAAGTCCGGGCTGGCTCGCCGGGAGTACGATGCTGTCGCCAGGGGTTGCCACCGTTGTGACGCGGGTGGTCTGAGTGGTGATTGGGGTCGCGTTGGCCTGCCCACCACCCGCATGCGCCACCATACCGTCGGCCGCGGTTTCCTGGATCAGGTTGGGGGCGGTAAGGCGCGGATCCGCCAGTGGCGCGACCTGGGTTTCAAGCTCATTGGTGAGCTGGGCGGGTAATCCAAGATGAACAAGATTGTCTTTGCGTGTCAGGGGCATGGTCAGGAACCAGCAATCAGTGATCAGGAATCCGAAGGAGAGAAGGCAAAATGGAATCAGGTCAGCAGCCAGCAATCAGGAATTCTGATTGCTGACTACTGATCACTGACTCCTGATTACACCGTCTGTCCCTGAGCGAAGGGCCGGTTGATGTGAATAAGCCCAAGCCCGGCAGCGGGCGTACCGTCGCTCGTCACGGTGACCGTCCCGACCACCTGGCGTCCGTTGGCCTGAGTGGTCGTGAGTTGGCCGCTACCTGCCAGATAGGCTTTGCTCGCCGCTGCGAAGGTTGCGTTCTCGGCAACGACCGCCGTCCCGGCGATCTGGTACCAACCGAACTGGCCTGCTCCGGTTGGCGCCATCGCAACACCGAGAGGCTGACCAAGATTTGCGGTGGCTGGCGCGAGCGCGGTCTGCCACGTAGGCTTTGCGGTCGCACCCGAGCCGGAAACGCCGCCCCAGGTCACGACCGAGCCGGTCACAGTTCCGCTGACGCCGGACAGATAGATGAATTCGCCTTCACCGTAACTTGCATCATACGCGCGAACGATTGTCCCGAGCGGATGGTTCTGATTGTTCGCGGCGAATGCGATCGGCTGTACGCCTTCGCGTGCTTCGACAGGAGCATAAGGCATTGTGATGCACTCCGATGATTACTGTGTGATCACGCATTGCAGGAAGCGGTTCGAGCAGGTCATGTTGCCCGCCCAGGCGATGAGCTTGACCATGGCGTCCTGGTTGACGCTGAAGCGATCCGGGTCGAGCGGGACCATGTCACGTTCCTTATGCGGGCGCAGGAAGATGTATTCGGTATTGAGAAGATACATGTGCGAGGCCGGCGCGCCGCCGCCGGAGAGCCAGGAGCCCCCGGTGCCGAGCACACTGGCGTTGCCCGCCGCGTTTCCCTGGAAGCCGCCGTCATAAACCACGTCGGCATCCATGAACTTCAGCGAGGCGAATCCAGCCATGCCGCTCTTTTCTTCCGAGATGCGCTGGATCGCCTGCAAGCTTTCCCAGTAGTAGCGAAAGAAGGTGTTGTCGGCGACGATCAGATCGGGCCGGTCAGACTGGCGAGCTTGCGACAGCCATGCGCGATTCATCATGGTCTGGATGGTGGCGGGGCCTGGCGTCAGGCCGTAGCTCGCGAAGCTCTGCACCTGGTTTTGCCAAAATGCCCAGGCCGAAGAATCAATCCCGCCAACCACGCCGGAATTGGCGATGTCGGCCACGAGCAGCTGCAGGCCGCCGATCTGCTTGCCGCCATCGGCGGTTCCGTTCGAGTAGCAGTCGTTGGAGATATTGTTCTGCATCGTGCGCTCGGCATTGCCGATGCGCGCCTCGAGCAGGTCGATCATTTTCTCCTTGCCGGCATTCTGAAGCATTTCCAGACCGGAGATGGAGATGGCGACTGCCGCCTGAGCGATCGGGTATTGAGTGGCGGTGAACACGTCGGAGGGCGAGATCGACAGAACGTCGTAGCCCGAATAACGTTTGAATGTTCCGTTTTCCGAGTACTCGATTTCCTGGACGATGGCTTGGCCACCATCGAACGGTTTGATCTTGCTTTTCTGCGACAATCGGCGCAGCAGCGCGTTGTTCTTGGTGAAGTTATCGGCGAGTTTTTGCGAGCGATTGTAAAGCGTGGTGGTGGTGATTTCCGACCAATTTGTATTTGGTGTTGCCATTCATAGCCTCAAAGATTTGTTTGAAATTCGATTGGGGAATGCTCTCCGGCACCGGGACCACCCGAACACCAACGCATGGGTGTTCACGGTCGCCCGCAGCGCGCGGGCGATGTCCGACCGCAGAAGGTCTAGACGCTGTCCATATGCGCCAGGATCTCTTCGCGCAGTGAACGGGCGGAGGAGCGGCCGATTGGGGCCGGACCGGTACCGGGGGCGCCGGTCACGCTGGATGCCGCGCGTTTTGCGGCGACCGCCTTTGCCCTGGCCTCGTCCTTGATCTGGCGTGCGGCTGATTGCTGTTCTGCAAGGCGCAGTGCCTGGTAGGTTGAGGGGTTTGCGCGGACGGCCCGATCATAGAGTTCCGGCAGGGGCGGCACGTCCTGTCCTCTGGCTTGTGCGACGTAAGCGAGGTGGAGCATGTCTTCCTCGACCTCGGTCGCATAAGGGTGGAGCGGGTTTCCATGCTCGTCGGCTTCACTCTTGAACTTCTCGATATCGGCAATGCGCTTGCGCCGGCCGGCCTCCTGGGCGGCACGGGCCGCCTCGGCGCGGGCGCGATCTTCGGCGCCGAGGCGCTCTTTGATGCGGGCGATCTCGGCCAGCGCTGCTCCGACCTGGACGGGCGATTGGCGTTGCGGTTGTGGCGGGTTCGCCGCGCGGCGCTCACCAGTGCGTTGCTCGCTCGCCGGTGTGGTGACCCCGAGCGCTGCCGCGATCCTGGCCGGGTCGATGCCATAGCCTTCGGCGATTCCCTTGATGACGGCGATCCCATCGCCCTGCCCCAGCCGGCGCTCCGTGTCGGCCCAATATTCGATCACTTGGCGTGGCGTAATCCCACGCCCCTGCATCACCTCGCGGTACGGCGTAAACAGCGCGCCGATCGCCTCATGGTCGCGCCTGATGTTGGCAATCGCCTGTGTCTTGCGATGGTGGTCCGCTTCCATCGCCTGGTGACGTTCGATCAGGAATCGTTGCGCCACATCGGGCAATGATTTGAACATCTCCTTCTGCGAGGCGCTCCAACGACCCGGCGGGGTGAGGTCGTTGTCGGGCTGCGATTGAGCAGGGCCGGCGGCGTGATGGGACGCGTCCTCCTCCTTGCCGTCGGCCAGCTTGGACTCGGTACCAACCTCGGCCGGACGCGCGCCTTCCGCCTCCGCAAGGTCGTCGCGCGCCGCAGGCTGTGCGTCTTCGCGCTCGTTCAGCGCAGCTGCAACGGCGCTGCGAATATCCTGCGCGCCGGCATCCGCGGCGCCAGCCTCGTCCTGGTCAGTCATACGATCTCCGGGAATCGGGGATAAGAAAAATCAGTGGTCAGAAAATCAGTAGTCAGGGTTGAAACAACCGATGAGGATCAGGTGCTTTCCTGATTCCCGATGGTTGATATTGGCAAAGCGACATACATTTTGTTTATCGGGCGTCAAGCGGAAGGCAGGCCGATGACAGACGACAGAGAACGGATCAAGCCTTCTTCCGTCACCCGCGGCGGTCTATGCCTCAGTTCAACAACTTCGAGTGCGCGGGCAAAGACGCGGAAGCAGGGGCTTGCGTCTCCTCGCCCTGCCCAAGGCGCTTTTTCACCTCGGCTTGGGCGCGGATCTGGACGAGGAGTTGTTCGAGCAAGTGATGTGCGAAGGCGAGCCCCGCGTCACGCGCCTGAGCATCGGTGGTTGGGCTCGTAAACTCGT